CCTATTTCTAGGAAGTACCCACCGCAGCCAACTTGTGACCCGGTAATTGATGACAAATCAAAAGCCATCCCGAACAAGTTCCTGCCGCGCGTGCTTTGGTGTACAGCGCACGACAAAGAACCTGCGCTTGACGAGCGAGGTGCTAAGGCAGGAGAGTCTCTGTTCTGAGACTTTCACTGCTGGCGCACTAACGTGTCAAGCCCTGCAGGAGGAGTGGAAAGAATGGACGAGCAAATCGCTCAAAAGGTTGAAGGGTGAGAAGAAGTTTCGTTTTGCGTGTGCCATTAAGGGTTCCAAAACACTCTTTGACGAACCGTGCCGACCTTGCGATCAGCAAACGTCCATGAGGGCTAAGAAGGAATGGGCACACCGTGCTTTGGATTGTCCTCAGGTAACCAGCCCTGAGGTCCTCAGTGACATTAAAAGCCGTGCTCGCTGGTACATGGGTACCCGCTGGTGGCGTGAGAAGAGGTCTGGCATAGCGTACGTACCAGACCAGAAGGGATGTTACGAGCTTGAGCGCAAGTGCGGAGGGACCCTTTCAGTGCCGAGGCACTGGGAAGAGGGCATCCGCATTGAACCTACCTGCTCCGGTGCGAGAGAGGATCCCGAAGGGACCTTTATCGTACGTGAGGAGAAGGACTCTGGTGCGTGCAGGCTCGGAACTGCGAAAAAGAAGGGGAAAACAAGGGTTGTAACGATGCAGACGGCCCGGGCCAAGAGAATTCTACGCCCGGTCCACGAGTCTGCTTACGACCACTTGTGTAAACAACCCTGGATGGTTCGCGGGGAGGTCAACGGCGACCAGATGCAGTCCATTGCGGACGATCAGGTTGACGGAGAGCTCTTCACCTCTGGTGATTTTGAAGCCTCGACAGACAATTTGAACAAGGACGCCGTTCTTGCCGTTGTCGAGGTTTTGTGCGAGGCTTTGCCCGAGAGGCGTGCACGTGTTCTGAGAGACACGTTCGAGCACACTTGGGTTGACTGGGAAAAAGAGAGAAGAGAGGTTGTCAGAGGCTCTATGATGGGGAACCTTCTATCGTTCGTTGTGTTGTGCCTCTTAAACAAAATTTGTTTGGACCGCGCTAGGCAACGAATAGAAGGTTGTGGACCCCTTTATAGACGTGCCCTTGTTAACGGAGACGACCTTTTCTTCTCAGGAAACCGGGCAGTTTACGAGGCTTGGCTAGAGGAGACCTCCCGAGTGGGGTTCGTGATTAACCGGAGCAAGACGATGCGCTCTGTCAGATGGGGGGATTTGAATTCCACCACTTACGATTTTCGTGCTGGCAGATTTGTGCGACGTCTCTGTTTCGGGTTTTTAGGAACTGACTCTTGGAAGGAACCCGAAGGCTCGGTAGTAGGACCACTGTTCGACCTGGTAGGCCAGCTGAAGTTTTCGACCTCAGCCTGGCTTCTCAATACCTACCAGGTTCAATGTATCTTTACCCGAGTTGACCCCCCTTTATCGATCATTCCACGGCGGTGGTGGCAGTTCTTAGTAAAGAAACGGTGGTTTAGGAATACGTTCTCATTACCAGAGCGCGTACCCGAAGTCACCGGTTCTGAAAGGAAGTTGCCGTTGGTACTGGGACCACCACTCTTGGATAGCAATCCTGACATTGAGGCCAGGATATCCAGGATGGAAAGGTACGTCACCAGGAAAGCGGTATCGATGTGGAGGGGGCACTTGTGCGCCCCGGTTGAGAAGAAGAAAAGGAAGGTTTCTCCACCCAAGAGGAATGCTTACCCGAACATTCGACTTAGCCGTGGTTCTCCTGTTTGGCGACGTCTGTGGTGCGAACCGGTGTTGAGATTGCTCGAAGACCGCTCTCCGGAGCTCTTTGACTATAGCAACGCCGTTTGGATCGCTGACCAACCTTACTTGTCAACACATGTGCCTCTGAAACGTCAGGCCATGCGCCCGTCTGCTTATAACTTCGGCCCGAACTTCCTCCTCCTTCCGGACAGTGTCCCCGTCATTCTTGATGATGGAACTACCGTTCTGAAAGTGCAAGGTTAGTTGTGCGCCAAAGGTATGCGCCATTAAGGATGTAACCCCTGGCAGGGGTGGTAAAGGAAAGTTGCCTTGGAGCTTGCCTATCTTCGGCTGTTCCGTGCGTTTGGTTAGCTGAGTGGTGTGTCCTCTAAGGGACCAGTCCACCAATGGCCTGTTGCAGGTTGGGAAGGGCGGACTAAGTACCGCCTCGTCTTCGGACCCACAAGCGCACGTTCTTCAGTGAAAGACATTGGTAAGGGCAGGGGCGAGCGGCAATGATCAGGAGGTGGATGTGTACATCGCACTAACACCCGACTGAGTGGCGAAGCTGGTGTGACTCACTAGGAAGATCATCCTAGGAGGCAGCAGATAAGTCACGTTGCAACCGTTCGATCCACCATAAATGGTGACCCCATACTTATCAAGGAAGAGAAAGTAGGTGAAAAGGAGTGTTCATCTTTGCCATTTTCAGGGCTTATTAGATGCGGAG